TGTCGACCGTCACGGCCGGCAGATTGGCCGAATTGATGCCGAAGAACGCCAGAAAGTTGTCCGCGCTGACCGGGATAGTGGGATTCTCGATCGTTGCGCGTATTTCCGGCGATTTGTCCGCGTTTCGGCGGCTAAAGCCAAAGTTCCAAGCCATTATGCCGCCTTTGTGATGCTAAATTCCGGGTCATCCCATGGGGATGACATGTAAGTCGCACCCTCGTAGGTGCCGGCCATTGCTGCGGCCATCGTCAGCGCCACAGCACCGTCGATGCGGCCGCGGGACTTCTGTTTGTCGAGCTTGCGGTTTCCTGATGGATCCTGCTTCACAGTCGCATTCATCATGCACATCGTGAGAACTGGGTGACCACCATGTGCGATCTTCTTGTTTAGGATTAAGCTTTCGAGATCGCGCAGCGCCGGAGACATGGACGCAAAGCCCTGGCCGAACTGCTCAAACACGGCATTATCGCCTTCTAGTTGCTCCTCGGTAAACCCGACCTTCAGCAGCCACGGTTTAAGGAACCGCCAGTTGTATCGGTCGAATGCAATCTTTCGGATATCTAGCTTTTGCGACAACTCAAATAGGTAGTGCGCGACGAATTCATAATCGACCGTTGGGCCGGGTGTCGTTTCCAACTGGCCGTTCTTGTGCCAGATATCGTATGGAACTCGGTCTGCTTTGGCCTTGTCGCGTAGCGCGTCACCGGGCAACCAAAACGTAGGCCTGACGCTCCAGATTGTACCAAATTCCGCCTCCTTCGGTGCCATAAGCACCAGGGACGTCAGGTCTGAAACTTCCGACAAGTCCAACCCGCCAAAGACCGGCAAGCCATCAAACTCTTCCACCGCGGCATCACAAGCGCGCCATACCGCCGGCGAAACAAACGGCGCCGACGCATCGATGCGTTGGTTCAGGTGGAGCCACCTGAAACTGGCCTCTTCGGTCGGCTGCCTCGATGCCCGCTCAGCGTCATCCCTGACTGCAGTGACAGACTTGAAAAACCCTAGAGCCGGGTTAGCTGCACGCCATGCGCTTTCGTCCAGAACGTCGCAATCTGCAGGTGCGCTATAGAGATGACTGACAATGCGAGGCGCCTTCGACGTCTCAGCATCGTCTAGCCATCGCGAGAACAAGTCACCGTCAGTCGCGGCCTGCGTGGAGATGGCAAAAACCATCGCCTTGTCTCCATAGGCACCTTGTGAGGTGACGATGGCTTCAACGAAATCGTCAGTCGGACCTTTGATCTGCCCGACCTCATCGAGGATGGCGAGGATCGGCGAGCCGCCGTGCGCGCTCTTGGCCTCCGCTGAACTTGCCTGATACTCCACATTCATCGCCAGGCCGATAATCATCTTGCCTGACGGGACGATCCGCACGAGCTTCGACAGCTTCGGCGACATCATGCACATCTTGCTCGCGTAGTTATAGACTTCCGCCGCCTGCTTGCGAGAACGCGCACCGGACATGATGCGGCTATTCTGGTAGGCCTCCGGACCAACGATGTGGGCCAGCAATAGACACGCGATTGTCGCTGTCTTGGAGTTTTTCCTGGCGATCGACAGGTAGGCGCGCGCGGTCCCGGCCGGATTATCGTATGTGCTTAAGATGAATGCTTCTTGAAAAGGAAGCAACTTGATCGGCTGGCCGACCAATTCGCCTTCAGGCACAACCAAATATTCTTCGATGAATCGGCAAACTCGCTCTCCTCGAGTGAGTTTTGCGTTATGCATCTTGCGCCAGTCGCGCAGCTTAGGGATTGGCCCGCACTTGATCGCGGCAAGCGTCGATGCAGGAAGTTTTGCGGGCATTCGTCACCTAGCCGGGACGGGCAAGCAGATCGTCCTCAAGTGGGTTGTCGCCCTCGATCTTCTTCGCGGCCTCGCGACGCTTGGCTGTGTCCCTCGCCTCGCCGCCTTGGGCGCGAGCATGAAGGGCTAGAGATCGGCGAAATGACAAGATCGAACTGGCGTGCATCTGCACGATGGTCTTGCGTGGATTGGCAACTGGAGTGCCCTTCTCGGTGTAGGAGACGCCGCCCTCGTCTCTGAGCAGCGATTGCTCCCGCACGAGATCGGCCATCGTCCTGGCAAGCATGGCAGCCAACTCAAGCTGATGGTCGGACCATTCCGACCGAGCGAACTCGGCAACCACGTTCCGAAAGAACGGTAGGTCGGACTCATCAAGCGGGACATTTCCCGGCGGCTTAATGTCGGTGGTTGCCCTGGCCATCACACGCACAGCCTCGGCCGCACTGTCGATGCGTGCCTTCCTCTTGGCCATATCTATGATCCTGACTGCGCCGCTTCGCGCGCTTGCGCACGCGGGAGGCAAAAAACTGTGTTTGCGTTAATGCGATTGGACCACGCCGGTCCTAGGCCCGGCGGCGGTAGACATCCGACCACCCCCTCCACCTACCCAAGTTCGATGGGGTATCCGTCAACGCCATATGTAACGACCTTCTTGCCGCGCTCCATCATCTGCTTTGCGCTATCGTGATGGTGCTTACACAATGATTGAAGGTTTGATGGATCAAAGAATAGATCGACATCACCACCATGCTTGCGCTTGTGGTCAACCACATCTGCCGCGGTGACATCCTCGGTGGCTAAACAGAACTCACACAATGGCTGGACAGATAGCTGCTGCTCACGAAGGCGCTGCCATCGTGCCGTCTTATATAGACGGCGGTATAGCGCAGCCTCTTCAGAGCGCAGGTCAGGCTTGGCCATGTGTCACCGTGATTGGTCAGTGTGGCAGGGTTCGAACCTGCGACCCGGTGAGCCCAAGTCACGTGCGCTACCAGCCTGCGCTACACACTGATGGATCGAAGTGTGGACCCGTGACCACGAATGGCCGGCAAGGGAACGCCACACGCTAAACGGCGATCAACCCGTTTGCCCGGTTTGCACCCGGTAACAATGAAATGGCGGAAGGCTGAGGAATCGAACCCCTGACCTTGCGGTCCCCTCGGTTTTCAAGACCGATTGCCAACCATTTAGCGGCGCCTTCCAATTGGCGGATGGTGCTGGATTCGAACCAGCGAAGCCTTGCGGCTTTATGGTTTAGCAAACCACTGCGTTACCACTGCGCCAACCATCCAGAAAACGAAAGCGGCGAGGAATGTGCACGACCTGCCACGCCACAGGCGAACAGGGTCACACTCAACTCGCCGCAGGATTACCACGCTGCGAGAGGAGGCGCGCATGGTAATGGGAATGAGGCCGGCCCGTCTGCACTCGCGAGTTAAAAACGTCCGCGGCTCGACAGCGCCTCAAATCAAAACGGCCGCACATGGCGGCCGCTGGGAAATTCATCCCTTCATTTAAATACGCTGCGGCGCTATCGCCGACCGGACATTACGCTGCGATTTTTTCTTCTTTGGGCGTGAATTCCGTTCGCGCGGTCTCGTCAACCTGAATTAGCGCATCGATTGCCGCATCGATCAGCGCCGTCCCACGCTTTTCCGCATACGTTGGCGCAAGGCCTATAGCGACGCCGATATCCTTTGCGGAGGCATCGGTGATCGCAAGGTCAAGCACTTTGGCATGCCGGCCAAGTCTGCTTCTGAGATGTTCGACATAGTCGATCGTTTCGACCAGGCGCACCAATTCAGGTACTCGGCCGGCTGCCGCCGATATCTCGCCGGTCGGCTTCGGTTGCTTCACTCCTCCGATCCATTGTTCCCCCGCGATGAGGCCGTCTGGGCAGCGAGTAGCCTTCATTGGCAACTCATTAAAGCGCACGCTCCCGTCGACACCGAGCTGCTGCAGCAACTGGCGAGCTTCGGTAGTGCCGTACCGACCATGCCTGTCTTTCGCAGTTGGTGCCTCTCGCGGCAACGGTGAGTAGCAATCATGAATCGCGGGTTGGTTCGATATAGGCTTCGCAAACGGTACCGCAGTAAGTGGCGAAACCGCGCCAAGAAGTTCGATGTAGGACCATATTGCGCTTTCCGACCTGGGTGACCTGCCGCCGCCTTTGATGCCCCGAGAACGTTCAACCGGCTGCAGGGCCGCACCCTTCCTCGTCGAGCCCCATTGCTTGAGATCGCCGTCCCGAAACAACAGATCTCCAAGACGCGCATCTAGAGCGCCATTCCTGTTGGTGCGATAACTAGGAGCGAGCTCCTGCGCCGGCTCGTAGACATTGACCATCTCGCCGGTGAAGGCCCAGCGCTCGCGATCTATAACTTTCCAGCCCACTGCACCAAGAAGCTCGGCCTCAGATGGGCGGATTTCAATTCCGGTCTCCGGGTCGTATTGCTGCCCATCATCGGCAACGGCGATTTCTCGCGGGAAGATCATGTCCCGCCAATGCCGCAGTGCGAAGAGGCGGACAACGTCACCGCGATGGACCAGGCGTTCGAATGCCGGCCACGCGAGTGATGGGCGAGCTGGCTTGTTGTCGTTGGCAGGGACGGCGAGTTTAGGCGCCGTCTTGGGTTTGGCGGCCACCGGGGCTGTATGGCTCGCAAGGAGCTCAGAAAGTCGGGAAAGATCGCGGTGCTTTTCGGGTGCTGACATCACTTGCTCCATCTAGGTTTCGGGTCGGGAATGCAGTCGATCTCCTCAGACAGCATGGTCGGTACACCGTGCGGCCATTCGGCCAGGATTGCGGCCTTTCGTCGGGCGAGTCGAAAAGCATCTTGCCTTGCCTCCTCGGCCGCCGTGCGGGTGACGCACAACGAGAGATCGTATTCCCGTGCCTGCTTGATCTGGTCCCGCTCGGCTTCGACCTCCCTTATCCGATGCTGAAGGATCTCAATCGTCCGGTGCGCATCGACCAGGTGCCTCCGGTAATGGTCTCCCCTCGATCCTGGATCCCGGGGCGCGGTGCTGTCGGCCAGCAGCGTGCGCATCGCCTCTTTGGTCAACGCGCTTTCGCGGCGAGCGGATTCCTCAAAAGTTCGAATCCGTCTACTCATATGCTCTGCCAATTCGGATCATCGTTCCTCCTTCCTTTCCGGGGATTGCATTTCCAGATGCATCCCCTTCATAGAAGGGGCGACCTCTGGAAACCCGGAAATCTGAATGTTTTCAAGCACTTATATGTTTCCATTTTTCCCGGAAATGCCGGAAATGGAAATGCTAAGTTATTGATGTTGCAAATCTTTTCATTTCCATCTCCATGGAAACGCCCATTTCCACAGCCCCCGGAAATGCATTTGATGATGGGAGGCTACTCGCGCATCATGCCCTTGCGGAACTCGCCAAGACCCTGGGCAAAGATACCCGTCGGAACGTCCAGCCATTTCGGAACAGTCCCACCCGCAAGACATTTGACGATACGTTGGGTTTCAATCGCCCTTTGTGCGAGGGCTTCGATACGATGCCGAGAAAGGCCGCTCAAACCTTCACCGAGACGTTCCTTGTTGTCGAATAGGCCCGTGGCGCCGGTCTTTGTGAACGGCTGTCCTGCATGGGCTGCTGAAGCGATCGCCGACACCAGAAGCTCGAGCAAGTCGTCTTGCGGCAGGTTTGATGCACCGATACCAGCGGTGCGATCGACGAGAAGGCCGAACTCATTTCGAACGTAAGTGCTCACGATGCGCCGAGCCGCGCCGTTTGCTTTGACTACGCCCCCGAAGACAACCTTGTTAGGGCTGTATTCCACACCCAGATCCTTGCAGATCGCCCTCGCCCGCTTTTCCTCCGCCGGCCAAAGTGCGTAGGCAAGGCGCAAGCCGTCGACCAGTGCTGTACTCCCGCGGATCGCCTCGCGCGCATCCGCCAGGGTCTCTACAGGTTTCGCGGTCTTCTTCATGTGATGGGCGACGAGAACAGTGGCCCTGGTTTCTGCCGCAAGTGCGCCGAGAGAAGCGCAGACAAAGGCCCCCGCAGCCGGATCCTCGTTGATCTGCACGTGCGCAAAACTGGCTAGCGGATCCAATGTCACCAAGCGGAGATCATCGATCCCGACAAGCTGGTCGCACAGGCGCTTGAAGTCGTCGCTCTCAATCAAGCCGAGCTTCCGGTCTTCACGCCAGAAGACCTGCGGACCGCCAGCCGACGGAAGCGGCACCACCAGAAGCTTCTTGCCTTCCGCGATCCGGTGGCCTCGCTTATCAAGCGCGGCAAGGCGCCGATGGACTTCTCCGGCATCATCTTCCGATGTGACCATGACCGAAGTGCCCGTCGCCAGTACCCTGCCCCCAAAAATCGGTGGGTCGAAAGTAGCTGAGCCAAACGAGACGCGACGGTGAAGCTCAAGAGCTGCATAACTTTTCCCGGTATCGCCCATCGCGGCGATCATTCCTGGAATTGCTAGCGGGATGGTACCCTCGACGAGCTCCTCAATAACTGGGGGCTCGCCAACGAACCGGCTGCTCGGCCAGTCAAAAATAGAGAATGGGCGCGGGGTTGCGGAGACGGGCTCGTTGTCGTTGGCTGCAATCGGTGTGGCGCTGCGCTTGGCTACGATGGCCGCGGCGAAGGCCGTGCCCTTCTCGCGCGCCTCTTCATGCTGCCTCCCGAACTTGGACCATATTCGGGCAAAGTCCAGACGCGGGTTCTTCGACTGGTATCGATCAAACCAGTTACCCTTGGCAGAGAGGAACGCCGCACAAGCCTGCTCGGCCGTGAGCCCATCGAATGCAAGCCTTTCAACGACCGAAGCTGCCCAGCCAGACCGATCGCCAACATCATCTGCCGAAAGCATTTCTGCTGCTGCCGCCGAGATCGACAATCCTTCCACGGACGGAATTTCGCCAAGCTGCGTCGGTGCAGGGGCATTAGTTTCGTTGCTGGCCCACGGCGCCAGGGCGGTCCGAAGATCGCCGATCGTCGTTAGATCGCCCTGCCACTCCTCGGACACTGAGACGGCCGCTGGAATAGCAGATCTGCCGCGTTCAAGTTTCTTCTTGTTCGGCCAATTGAGCGTCCCGGGGACGCGCCATACGTGGCTGACATCCATTGTGCAGTGGTCTGAGTTCGCGCCGCGCTTCAGGGCGGCAGCCAGTGGCTTAGCATCGCCAGGCGATAGCGGCTTTTCCAGCAATACGATCTTCTGGAAGTTGCCGGGTGAAGACTCCACTGCGTAGTTAGCAGCAATTGGCATATTGCCGGCACGGCCGGTGTCATCGTCCATGTCTGCCACAAGCGCCAGCACGGCGACGACGTCCACCTCTGCACCCTTGGCGCCGCGCTCCAAGTTGAGCCGCATGAGGTTCGGGCAAATGTAGACGTTCGCGTTGGGCGTCGACGCGTGGGCCATTACAGCGTCGACCATGCCATCGATGTCGCCGACGGAGTGATGGCTGATAACGCTGCCCTTCGCATCTTCGCCAGTCGGATTGGCAAAGAATGTCGAGACGACGAATTTGCCCTGGAGTCCAGTGGCTAGGCGGTGCAGGATTTCCGCATGCTCACGAACGGCCGGCTCATCGAACGCGCATGTGGAAACGTGGCTAAGCTTGGGAATGGGCACCATTGGCGGTTACGAGCTCCGAATAATATCGAGTTGCGGCTTTTGTGATCTCGGTCGTCGTTTCGGGCGAGAATGTCACCGACCGGCGACCACCAAGCGCGGTCGGTGCATAGGTGAGCAACCGCCCGTCTCTGGCACGCAAAAGCCGCATGCCGCAGATCCTAATGTCATCCGTGATTTGCAGGTCGAACGTAGCGACGTGCTCGATTTTCCCGTCGCCAGGATGGGCGACGGGTTTGATGTCGAGAATTCTCATGCCGCCCAACGCTTAAACGACGGCCTGCCATTGTGGGTTTCCACGGTCGCAGTCAGGCCATGGAGCTCATTAGTGTCGCCAATCTCGCTCAGGCCGAATGCTGAAATGAACTTTCCGAATTCAGCCTGGCCATCGTATTGGACATCATAACTCGGCGCCTCCACCGTGAATTTGAAGATGTCAGGCGCACCGGACTGAATCGACACCACGTGCACCGTCACGAACACGAATTTCCCGCGCCGGGTTACACCGCTGTGCGTGACACGAAACGCGTTTGCAGCGTCGGCGTCACGCTGAAGTTTTTCGTTCACCGCCTCGCGGACGAGCGCCGCAATCTCGGCGTCTGCGCAAAAGATGTCTCCTCGAGATCGTATCTCGCGCTTGCCTTCATTGAAGCGCAGGCGGCGGAGGTTTCCGTCGTTCTCGACCCTCGATGGGATTAAGACTGGAGAACCGTCGAGAAATCCGCAGATGTCGCGATCGCCATCGTTGTAGACGGTGAGCCCATATCCGCGAACCGCATTAGTGATTTCAGAAATGCGCAAGAATCCTCCTCTCGCCGGCGCTTGGCCGGTCGGCAAAATGGTGTTGGTAGTGGCTGGGGCTATTGTCGGCAGCAGGTCGGCCGTTGTCCAGAAATTAGGCTGCCCGGGCGGCGATCTTACTTTGTATCCATGCAGTGACCTCGGCACGAACGAATGCTACCCGGCGGTCGCCGAGCTCGACGGCGACTGGGAACCGACCTTCAGCACGATATCGGTTCAACATCGTTCGGCTCATCGAGGTTTGGCGGCAGGCATCCTTCAGGCTGATCAATGATGGTGTGTTGTCGTTGTCCGATTGCATAGAAATCCTCTTCGCCGGACGGAGTCCGGGCGCTGTGTAAGTTGAATATGGTGGCGAAGAGCCGGCTAAGCCGGGCAGGTGTGTATGCTTGGCGCCATGATGCGCGGGGCGACGAAAGCCATGTATGGCCTCGAGAAGACTTCAGGAGGATGCTGTAAACTTACAAAAAATCAAAATGGTTTATTTGGTTTTTGCTGGCTTCCGGTTGCAATAAACTTCTTGACGGGTTTGTAAGTTTACACGCGTCTACAGCAATCCACAGCAGTACGCTGCCCATTCCTGCATGAGGGCACGGCGCCTTTCGAGCGCATCAGACCGAGCGTAAGATCGCTCGACCGCATCACCAACTACGTGGGCCAGCGCAGACTCCGCGATTTCGCGCGGGGCATGAGCAAGCTCCGTCGCCCAATCTCTAAACGCGCTACGCATGCCGTGAACGGTGAATTCCCCGCCTCCAGCGGACGCGAGCGCTTTCGCTAACGACATGTCCGATAACGGCTTCTTGTCGCGAACGCCTGGAAAGACGTAGTCGTTGACCGACTGTTTTTTCATAACCTTGAGAAGCTCGACTGCCTTATCTGACAAAGGAACGCGGTGCTCCTTGCCGGATTTCATCCTCTTTGCTGGAATGGTCCAGACTTTCTCCCCCAAATTCACCTCGGGCCAGACCGCTCCCCGCACCTCGCCTGATCGGCAGGCCGTCATGACCGCAAGCTCCAACGCCCTCGGCGAGACGCCGCCGACCTCGGCGAGTTTCTTCATGAACGCGGGCACATCGGCATACGGCATGGCAGCATGGTGCGACGTGGCGGTCAGCGGGTTCGGCTTGTGCATCGCGTGCTCAAGATTGCCCTTCCACGCGGCCGGATTGTCCCCTGTACGATGCCCCTCGACTTTGGCTGCATCCAGAACCCGCTCGATCGCCTCGCGAAGCTTCTCGGCGGTCTCCTGTTTCGAGCCCCATATCGGATTCAGGACAGCGATAACGTCTTTCGTCTTGATGCTCGCGATCGTCTTAGTGCGGATCGGCTTGGCGTGGTTCTCGAGTAGGTTGCGCCATCGGGCCTCAGTTTTGGCCCCACGCCATCGGCCAGCTTTCACCGCTGCATCTACAAAAGAATCGGCATAAGCACCGAAAGTCATTGCCTTCGGCGTGTCGGCCCTTTCTTCTTGCCGAACTGCAACCGGATCAACACCGGCTCGGACAAGTTTGCGGGCCTCCTCCGCCTTCTCTCTCGCGTCTGCCAAGCCAACCGTATGCAGCGGTCCGATGCCCATCTCTCGGCGGAGGCCGGCATGGGTGTAGACAAAGATCCAGTACCGACCGCCGCCCTTGGTGACGAGCCAGAGGCCGCCGCCGTCGCGCAACTTGACCGCCTTGCTGGCCGCGATAGATTTAACTGTGAGCGCGTTTCGAGTATGGCTCCCCATAGGTCTTCCCCACTTTTTCCCCGCTTTCAGGTAGTGCGCTACAAATAGGCGTCCTGGATGAAATGGACAAGTCTTTGTAGTGAAATCAATATGTTAAATATCGATGTGTTGTCACTATGGAGCGCTATGGACGCTAAAAATTATCCGGCCCGGGGAGCCATTTTTTCAAGCAATCGCCTGTTTCGTTGATGAATCCGAAAGCAGGCGTTTTCTTCCCCCTCGGCGGACAACGCGCTTTTTACGACGGGTAGGCATTCGCTGGCCAACCAACCGCCGGCGGTGTAAAGCAAACGCCATGGCGT